CAGTTAATCGTAATTTATTTGTAATTGTTATTAAGCCCAAGCGATCCCAAAAAAGTACCTTCTTTCTAAGCTATAAACGTTTCCAGACGCTCGATAAATATCGATAGGGTCCCCCATTTCAAAAAAATCCGCCCAGAAAAAAATCGCCCCAGAAGTCGAGCAATGAAAAACCGAGTAACTTACAAAACTAAAGATGGTTCATTGAAAGAGCAAGTATTCGATGACTTCAATGAATTCGCAGACCTTGTACAGGACGCAGCAGTCGATTACTATGCCTCTGGCATGGTTCCCGAAATGAGCGTACTGACACAATATGATAATATGACAAAACAAGAGAAGGTGACAAATAATGAGCAACCCGAACGAGAGTTCCTTGATTGAGAGGATCGAAGCACTTGAAAACGTGCTATACAATCTGAAGTTAATGTACAAACCCCCTGGCGGGGAACATCAAAATATCACAGAATACTTAGATACGGTGGAGGAAAGATTAAATGCCCTTTCTAGTAGGCAAGGACGCAGTTGACACTGCTGACACGGATGGAAACTGTTTATATCCTGCGAAGGCACTTGGAGGTTCCCCCACCGTGTCTCCGAATGTTTATGTGAATGGAGATCTCTTGGAGACTTATGATGCCACATCGGTCCCTGATCAGGTGGAGGGACAAAAAATTAACCCATTAATTCCAGTACCTTGTATACCTGGCGTTAGGGTCGTAACTCCTGCGGTGAATACCACAGTTTTCATCAATGGCAAACTACCCGCAGTGCAGGGAGACGAGGCGAAGAGAATATCTGGTGGAACTCCGAGACCTATTGTAGGACCATTTCAGCATACTAACTTACATATCGGTTGACAGAGCGTTCTGAGCGTGGTATACTGGTGGAGTCCCAATAAATAGGAAGTTATGGCAAAGCGACCGTCGCTCACAGGAAATGGTGTTAACATCGAATCTACTCCAAAGAATACTAGGCAGGGTGCTGGGAAGCATACCAAGTATGCAGCGACTTCTCGTAACAAAGCGAGGAAGCCGTATCGAGGTCAAGGTCGATGAGTGGATTCGCAGACTAACCAAACCACAACGTAAGATGGGCGGACTTAGCATCTGTCCATTTGCGGAGACTGCCAAGTATACGGTAATAGAATCGGAGATTAGCGATGTCGCTCCAGTTGATGGGGTTGATGTCGCTATTTTTGTGATTACTAACAATATAACGTTTGAGGAGTTGGTTGATTGGAGGAATGCATTAAATAGGAGATATAAGGATTATATCTTTCTTGAGGATCACAAAGACGATCCAACGTTTATTAGTGGAATTCAGACGAATTTCAACGAGGGAAATTTGATGCTCTGTCAAGAACGTAAAGGTCTGTTAAGAGCAAGAAATACTTTGTCTAAAACAGAGTATTACGAGTATTGGTCAACCGAAATGCATAGGAGGATTGTTAAAGATGGCGAATAGTCCAACGGATGTAAGTAAGTCTTTCGTCGAGGCGGGGATGACTCTGATATCACAACCAGCGAGCGACCGCTGGTTGAGGTTGCATAGTGAACGCCAAAAAAACAAAAAGTTAAATGAGTTTCTTAGTCAAGCAGAATGGGACGACGGATACGTTGGAAAATGAGGACTAAATAATAAGAAACGTTTTGTGTCCAGTGCCACAATTTCAGACTTTTAAAGATCTCTCAATTACTTTCAAGGCACATCCCGTTACCGACGATCTAGTCGTGGTAAAGGGGGATGCTGCTATTAAGCAGGCGGTTGTCAACTTATTATTGACCAATCGTGGAGAGAGACTTTTTAATTCTGAAATTGGGTCTGGAATCACCAATTTACTGTTTGAACCCTTAGATTATGGTACTGCTGCGTTAGTCAAAGCTGAGATTACTAGAACATTAGAGGAGTACGAACCAAGAATTCGTATCGAGTCTCTAAGAGTAGTCCCCAACTATGATGACAATGGTTTTGAAGTAAGTCTTGAATTTGAAGTTATTGGTCGTGATGATTTACCACTAAACGTAGAATTCTTCTTGGAGAGATCACGATAAATGCCGTACGCACAAGTCTCAAACTTAGATTTCAATGATATCAAGTTAGCACTCAAGGATTACTTGAGGGCACAGACTGATTTCACTGATTATGATTTTGAAGGATCTACCTGGAGTGTCCTGCTGGACGTTCTTGCTTATAACACCTATTATACAGCATTTAACACTAATCTAGTTGTTAACGAGTTGTTCTTGGACTCTGCAAGTCTAAGAGACAATGTAGTTTCAATCGCTAAGCAACTAGGATACACACCTAAGTCTGTAAGCGCCCCTAAGGCGTTTGTAACCTTCAATGCTACATTCAGTGCCTCGGCACCTTCCGTCGCTCTTCTAAGGGCAGGTAGCGCCTTCACAACGGTCTTTGACGGCACATTGTACCAGTATACCCTGATTGATGACGTATCTGCACCTGTATCGAACGGTGTTGCGACTTTCCAGAACGTTGAGGTCTATGAAGGATCTCTTATTACAAATTCTTACGTTATCAACACAGCACTCAAATCTACACGTTACCTAATCCAGAACCAGGGTGTAGATACTGCTAGAATGAGAGTCAAGGTATATCCACAGCAAGGATCGACTGCATTCGAGTATTTTAAACCAGCAGCGAATATCTTAGATATCAACTCCCAGAGTAATGCATACTTCATCAATGAAATTGAAGATGAGAATTATGAACTTTTCTTTGGTGACGGTGTTCTAGGTAAGAAACTAGAAAACGGACAGTTTGTTGAGGTCCAGTATCTTGTTTCTAATGGTCCTGCGACAAACGGAGCAAAAACTTTTGTCTTCAATGGTGTAATTGACGATAAAGACGGTAACGCTTACCAGTTGAGCACCACAATCACCTCAGTGACCCCTGCAACGGGCGGAGAGGCGGTTGAAAGCATTGATAAGATCAAGTACAACGCTCCACGCTTTTACGGCACACAGAACCGTGCAGTGACCGCTCAGGACTATGCTGCTATCGTTAGAAATATCTACCCTGCGGTTGCAGACATCATCACATATGGTGGTGAGCAAGAGCAACCACCTGAATATGGTAAAGTAAAGATTGTTGTCAAACCATCTAACAGTGATTTACTTTCTTCTTTCGTTAAAAGCGAAATCAAGGAAGAACTGAAGAAATACATGGTCGGATCTGTTATTGCAGACATCGTAGACCCATCTATCTTGTATGTTGAGTTAACTTCTAAAGTTTTCTTTGATGGGCAGAGAACTACTCTACTATCAGAAGAAATTATTAGCAAAGTTAGAAATTCTATTGAGGAGTATATTGAGATTTCTGATACTGAAAAATTTAATGGTAAATTTAGATACAGTAAATTTGTTGGTGTGATTGATGATGCAGATCGAGCAATCAACTCAAACCAGACTACAGTGATGATGAGAAAGGATTTCTATCCTTTCATCAATTCTAATACGTATTATGAAGTTTGTTTTCAAAATGCTTTCTATGAGGCATGTGAAGGACCTACAGTCCAATCTACGGGGTTCAGAATCTCCGAGTACCCAGACTACACCGTGTATTTTGAAGATAGGGATGGCAGAATCGTCCTATATAGAATAGATGAATTTAATGGATTAAAACTAGTGTTGAATGACAACGCTGGTTATGTGAAGTATGATGAGGGTGAAGTTGTCCTAACTGACTTGACTATTATTAAAGGATCGTCTGAAGATAATAAGATTTCTATTAGAGTACGTCCTTTAAGTAATGACATCAATGCCTTAAGAGAGGTTTATCTGGACGTTGATATGTCCCAAAGTAAGTTCACTGCATACAAAGAGTAATCTAAATGGCATCCGTTACGACTAGGAATATTTCTACTCTTATTGAGAGTCAGTTACCTGCTTTCATCGCAAGTGAATATCAGGACTTCTCTAAATTTGTAGAAAAATATTACGAGCATTTAGAAAACAGAGGCGGACCTCTAGACATCATTGCGAATGTCACCAAATACAGTGACATTAATTTTTACGAAAAGAATTTACTAAAACAGTATACTAGAGTTGCAGAATTTGTTCAAGATGCAGCGACTACCATCGTCGTCGAGGATGCAACTTCATTTCCAGAAGAGAATGGATATATTAAAATTGGAAACGAGATTTGTTTTTATAAAACTAGAACTGATACAGAATTTTTAGAAGTTAGTAGAGGTGTTAGTGGAAACACCACATTAGGTGATCTTTATGGAGAATCTAACTTTGTTACGACACAAGCAGAACCACATTATGTAAACAATGAAGTTTACAACATTAGTAACCTGTTCTTATATGCTCTAGTCAAGAACTTTGAATCCCAGTATCTAGGTGGTTTCCCAGAGAAATATCTCAAGGGTGAAGTAGACAAGAGAACCCTGATTAAGAATATCAGTAGTTTCTACAAGTCTAAGGGTACTGATAAGTCAATTAAGTTTATCTTCAACGCTATTGTAGCAAAAGATGAAGAGGATGTTCCAGAGGTATATAATCCAAAGGACTTTACTTTAAAAACATCTACTTCTGATTGGATCAGTAATTACAGTTTAAAAGCAAAGATCCTCTTTGGACAGGCAGATAATTTAGTTGGTAGAAAAATTGTACAGCGTAGTGGAGATAACTATGCATCTGCTGTTGTTGATGCAGTTAGATATGGTGGTTCTAATGATGTATTTGAAATTATCTTATCCCCCAGTTCTGTAAACGGCAGATTTCAAATTGCTGCTCAAACCACACTAAAAACTAACATTACAGTTGCTTCAGGTACTGATGACAGAGTAGATGTTGGTTCTACTGCGGGATGGGAAGGAATTCCTGGAACATTTGTTATCAATACCGAGACTTTTACGTACAAAGACAAGAATGTAACTCAGTTTATTCTTGCCGATAGATCAAACCCAAACACTACTCATATTGCAGGTACTCCAGTTTACAGTGGAGATAGGATTACTGCAGAAACAGAAAATGGTATTATTACTCTGTTAGCACTGGGTCTTGTCTACAACATTAACCCAAGTTCCCCAAATCCTTACTCTAATAGTGGCGACAAGGTTCAGATTTCTAAACCTGGATTTGAATCTATTCATCCTGCCATTGACTCTTCTGATTGGTTTGTTAATGAGAACTATAGAAAGGCATCTTCTCCTTTAAATGCTGCCGCATCCGCTGCAATCAGTCAGTTAAATAGCGATGTTTCGGCAATCTATGAAGATGACCAGTATTTCTATATTTGTTCTAGTGGTTATCCACATCATTCATTATTAAAAGAGTCTTCTCCGACCAACTTAATAGATGGCAAATTTTTAAAGTTAGTAAGAAAATATCCTTCTAACACCACAGAAATTTACGAAACTAGCAGAAGAGACATTGCTATTTTCTTAGATGGTTCTGTTGCTGTTGGTTACAGAGATGAAGAAGAAATTTCTAGCGGAAAGATTGAAACCCTCACTATACAGAACAAGGGTGTTGGTTATCAATCCCCACCTTTCGTACTAATTAATAACGAACCATATAAAGCAACCGCTATTATGGCGGGAGAGGTCGTTCAAAGTGTTAGAGTTGATATTGAAGATGTATACTCTAGCGACCCCGATGTCACAATTACCTCTGGTAGAGGAGCAAAAGTAAAACCAATTGTAACTTCTGGTGAGATTACGAGTATTATTGTTACGGAACCTGGAGAATATTACTCATCTCCTCCGCAGATCAGAATTTTTGATGCGCTTGGGAAAGGTTCGTTTGCGGAATTTGAGGCGGTATTGACTACAGATGGTCGTCTTGCTTCCTGTCAGAAGATCAATGGCGGACGTTTATACGATAGAAATAGTCTAATTGTAGATGTTATCCCTGTTGGTAGTGGTGCAGTTGCGGAAGCAAAGATCAAAAGATGGATAAAAGATCGCTACAAACTACGTCAAGCGGATCTAGATGATAATCATGGTTTAACTTTTGATGAGTATAGCGGAAGAGGTAAGCATTATGCGGTAGTCGCCAACCCAGGAAACCTCAGATACAGACTTGGTGATAACAATAATAATGTTCTTGCGGAAAATTCTGCTCCATATACACACTCACCTATTATTGGTTGGGCGTATGATGGCAATCCCATTTATGGTCCTTACGGATATTCCGAACCAGGAGATCCTACATCGACTATTACTAGGATGAATAGCGGATATGTGCTACAAAACAATCGCACAGATGGTCCAGATATTAATCGATATGAAGTGGGTACTTTTATTGATGACTGGAAATGGACTCCTACCATTAACAGTGGAAAAACTGAACTTGATGAAAACAACGGTAGATTCTGTGTCACTCCAGAATATCCACAAGGAACTTATGCATACTTCGTAACTATTGATTCTAGTGGAGATCCTAAGTTTCCATATATCCTCGGTAAGAATTTCTACTCTCTGCCAGTAGATTCTAACTACAATTCCCAAATGACTCAGGATGATCTTCCAAAGAACGTCCGAAGATTAAGATCCGATGCTCTAGATGTTAATGGTATTGACACCTTAGCAACTATTGCTGATGTTATTAAGGGTAATGTAAATTCCATTTATACAGATCAATCCGTAGAAAATTTCTCTGTTGGCGGAGAGGTTTTTGTAGACAACACCAATACGGGTGGATCTGGCGCTAAAGCACTAGTTTCAGAAGTTACTGGCAAAGAAGTAATTGCTTTAGAATCCGAAAGCACTAATGCTGTAGTAATTGACACAGTAACTTCGGCGTATTTCTTTGCTGGAGATACTGTATATCAAGGTGAAGGTATTACTCAAAGTGAACTAATCACAGATACTCGTACTGTTAGTGCATTTGAGTTGTCAAATTCTCCTGACGTAAAAGTTGTTAATGATCTTATTCTCGAACCACCTAACGGCGAGTACCGTGTTATTCAAGCTGTCGAAGGAGATATCATTCAAGGTGAAGTAATTGGTGATGTTGTTAATAACAATAGAGTTGTGCTTAGAAGAGTTGAAGGAGAATTTGATCCTACACTACCTATCTTTGCTACAATTAGAGTTGTTAATTTACTACTTTCTAGTGACGCCACATATTCGGAAGGTGCTATCCTCTCTTTGGTAAATGATGAATCTGGTTTGACATTTGGTTCTGGTGTTGTATTAGATGGTACATTTAAGCAAAATTCTGTTAAAGTAAGAGTTACCTCTGGAGACTTTTTTAATGATAGTGGATATACCTTAAAGAGTAGTGTTCTTGAGGATACTTCTAAATCACAAGTTATTTCTGTAAACTCCTTGAGTGAGAACATTGATAT